GCAATGCTTTTGGTTCAACAATGCCTGATGCTTTTGGATTGGTAATTGTAGACTTTTCAGGTGCAGCTATTCATACAACAAATCATAGAATCTATTATTCACTCATAAACAAAGTACAACGATAATGAAAAAACTAATCTTCATAGCCTTGATGTTGGCTTCATTAACATCATTTAGTCAAGTTGAGACAATTAGAGTATTGTCAATTGATAGATATCAATCTCAAGGGTATTGTGTTATAAGAGCAGGATTCCGCATAGCCATTCCAAATCCTTTGGGAAGTTCTGCTCAATGTGATAGAATTGTAATGTCTTATGCGAACAAATATAATATTTCAAGGATAGATTCTATTGCAGGTAAAAAATATGCTTACATTATACAAGAAGAATCAATTACACCAACAACTACTAAGACTCAAATTAGAACAACTTTGGTTAATAGGTTTAATGATTTAACATCAAAGATTGCTATTTTTGTGGCTAATTTAGAAGTGTATGATTCAACACTTGGCGAATCTTATATTGACAATGTATGGCAACTTTCACCTCAAATAAATTCGTTATGATAAGGGGATTTGCGGTATTATTATTGGTTATAGTGTTGAGTTCATTTGGGTCATTTGCGCAATTAAATAAAGGTTTGATTGCGCACTATCCTTTGAATGAAGGAGGTGGTACTATTATAGTTGATAAGACAAGATTTAATAATGGCACTTTAAACAATACTGCATTAAGTTCTACAAGTGGATGGAATTTAAGAAAATGTATTGTACTTGATGGAGTAAATGATAATATCCAAATGGGTAAATCAGATATATCTAAAATGTCTAGTATGACATCTATGACGGCTAGTTGTTGGGTTAAGTTTAATTCAACAACATTAGGCTCTGGTGGTGCAGGGTTTGTATCAAAATGGGTAACACCATCTTCTAGTGGTTTTGTACTTAGAGCTGTTTTTTTTGAATATAGATTTTCAGTTTTTATCGGTGGTGTAGGTTTTACAGGAGCATATCCTTTTACGTTAGATTTGGAATGGCATCATATAGTCGGTGTATATAATGGTGCAAATGTGTATTGTTATGTTGATGGAAAATTAGGTTCTACAATAGCTACTACATCAGGAACAATAGGTTATAATTCAGCTACTACATTAAAAATAGGTTCTTATCAACTTAACGCAGATTACCTAAATGGGAATATAAATAATGTAATGATTTGGGATAGAGCATTATCGGCAACTGAAATAAGACAACTATATGTAAAACAATACAATAAACGATGAACCTAATCACTCTCACTTGGACTGGCACATACGAAGATTTGAAGCAGTTATACATTGCTCATATCGAAACCGATGCCATACTTGGAGATGATGTGGAAAGTAAAGCGGAGATGGTTTTTGGATTAATGCAACACCTAACCTTGAATAATAATATAAAAGCTAAAGTTGATATAAAGCAATGGAAACAAAACTAATAGAAGAGATGTTAAAGCAAAGCGCACTTGTAGGTGTGTTAGCTTTTTGTGGTTACATACTATGGAAACGATACGATAAGTTTACCGAACGTACAATGAATGAACTTGATTCACTTCGTGCGGAAGTGAAGCGTATTATGGAAGAAGATAGAGTGAAGATGTATAGCATCATTGAAACAAATACTCGTAGCATTGATAGACAATCTTTGATGATGGATAGGTCGGCTAAAGTAATGGAGTGTATCATTGAGCAAATCAAAGACTTTAAGGAAAGTGATTTGTACCAGGAACATTTAGGTAGAAAAGTTAAAACAATCCGTAAATGAAAGTATCGCAAGTCGGAATTAAACTAATCCAAACATTTGAATCTTGTCGCTTACAAGCCTATCAAGATAGTAAAGCTATTTGGACAATCGGTTGGGGAAATACGCAATACGAGAACGGCATCCGAGTTAAGAAAGGTGATGTACTTACTCAGCAACGTGCTGATGAGTTATTCGCTACGATATTGATTAGCTTTGAGTATGGAGTAAACAAGCGAGTTGGCGCATCGGTGACGCAAGGTATGTTCGATGCGTTAGTATCATTCAGTTATAATCTTGGGTTAGGTAATCTTGATAAGTCAACGCTACTCAAGAAAGTAAACGCTAATCCGTTAGATGCCACGATCCGTACGGAATTTATGAAGTGGGTAAATAAGGGTAGTTCATTTGAGAAAGGCTTAACACGAAGGCGCAAGGCAGAAGCAGATTTGTACTTCACAACAACATCATCAACAACATAAAGATATGTCAGACATTAAAGTAAACATTTCGCAAGAAGGTAAAGACATCATAGTCAACGAGGCTTCGATAGTCGCTAATCAACTTGCATCAACACCATCAAGAACCTTCGGAGGTAAACTTTGGAGAGGTATTGTAAAAGGACTTTTGGTAATATTGCCATTTATTAAAATAACAAAAAAATGAAAAAAGCATTAACAACTCCGTTTGGAACATTCGTAAAAGGATTCGCAACTATTATCCTATCTTTGTGGCTTGTCGAGTTAAGCAATGGTCACGATTTATTCAGTTTTGATTTGGTTATGGTTAAAAAGTTATTGACGGCAGGAATAGTGGCAAACTTGCCTGTGTTGATTAATTGGATAAACCCAGCATACACGGCTTACGGCAACAAGTAGTAATGACTTATAAGGGTGGCGTATATTCGTCACCCTTTTCACTTTAAAATACACAAATGACATCGAAGTGGATTAAGTACAATGACGTTATTAAGCAGATATATTCAGAGGAGAAAACAGGAGTAGAGATAGCACAAAGCATCTTGAATGTTAAAGCAAATAGTAAAGAGAACAATGATGTTAAAGAGTTAGGTAGATATATCTCAAGACACGGAAGACGCATTGCCGATGTTCAAGAAGGAATCTACGAAGCTGCCAACAGACTTGGTGTATCAATAATGGATGCCAAGACAATGTGGCTAAAGGATGAAGGCGCATCAATACAAGTTAAGAATCCGAATTATGTGCCACAAGAAGTGCAACGAGTTGAGACACTTCGTTCTGAATTGATTGCCGATTTACAAGCCTACCGACCAACATTTACCAAGATAAAACGTGAGATTTGCAAGGATGGTCACTTGTTAGTTATTGATCCTGCTGACATTCATATCGGTAAATTATGTTCAGCGTTTGAAACTGGCGAAGATTATAACTCTCAGATAGCGGTTAAACGAGTTTTAGAGGGGGTTAACGGCATCTTGAATAAGGTGTCTGCGTATAACATCGACAAGATACTTTTCATTGGTGGTAACGATATATTGCACGTTGATAATGCCAAGTCTTCGACTACATCACTTACGCAACAAGATACCGATGGGATGTGGTATGATAATTTTATGATAGCCAAGAAGTTGTACACCGATGTCTTGGAATTATTGTTATCGGTTGCCGATGTTCATTTTACGTTTAATCCATCAAACCACGATTATACCAATGGATTCTTCTTGGCGCAGATTATTCAAACTTATTTTAAAGATTGCACAAACATAACTTTCGATTGTTCGATAGCACATCGCAAGGCATATCAATACCATAATAACTTGATAGGTACAACGCACGGAGATGGTGCGAAACAACAAGACCTTCCATTGCTTATGGCACTTGAGTATACCAGAGAATGGGCAGAAACGAAACATAGATACATCTATACGCATCATATCCATCATAAGTCATCCAAAGATTATGCAGGAGTAACAGTTGAATCATTACGTTCGCCAAGTGGCACGGATAGTTGGCATCATCGTAATGGGTACTTGAGTATCAAAGCAGTTGAAGGATTTTTGCATCACAAACAACACGGACAAGTCAGTAGAATCACACATTTATTTTAACTATGGCAAAGGAAGAAAAAGAAAAAGAAGAAGAATTATTTGCTGATGCAATCGTTGAGTTCACAACGAATAGTGAATACATCACCAATAGTTACTGGGCAATATCGGCAGTACAAGAACTTGACCCTATGACGGCAGATGGTAGAGCAATGAAGAACCGAATCTTAACTCGTTGTTTTAAGATTATTGATATGTGCGTAGATGAGATGTATAGTGAACTATTTGACCCAAGTGCCGATGACTAACGAAGAGAAACGTATTGAAGTGATGAAGAGATTATTGTTGATAGAAGCCGAAGCCGAACGATTACGCAAGTTGATGCGTGAGTTGATAAGTAGGTAGTAAGATTGTTTTCATATGTGTATTTTAAGAGCCACCTCGTTTCTACGAGGTGACTTGCTTTTAGGGTGTGTCCTATCTCCCTTCGGGTGCAAGTCGGCACGTTTGTGGTTGCAATTTGCGACTGAATTCCACATTCTCAAAAAATTTCTTCCGTTGGTATCATTGGGTTTCAGCGAAATTTGAAAAATAAATGAGAATATATTTGGTAGTATGGAGAATATAATATTATATTTGCATATCAATTAAAAACAATGAACGCACAGCAACTAATAGAATCAAAAGACTTAATTTCAAATATGATTGAAACACAAGCATCAATGTTAAATATTGAATTAAAATCAAACATCACTTCTTCATTTACTGATTACGGATGTTCAACTTATTTCTATGTATTAAATGCAAATACAAATGAGCAAGTTAAAGTTAGAGTAAGTGACCACGATGCAACCAATTCTGTAAGACAAGCAAATGAGATGATGTTTTGTATCTCAAAGGGAATTGAAACAATATTTACTCAAATAGAAAAAGTAACTAACCCTGAAAGATTTACAATCACTTCAAAGCAAGTTCAATATGGCAAAAATTTAATCACAATAAAAGAATACAAAAAAAACTAATAGAATGAAAAAACTACTCATCTACTCAATCATCGCCATTCAAGTAATAATGGTCACATTCATCATCTACTGCTGAATGTGGATTATCGCAGCAAGTTCACATCTTTAAAAACTAAAACATAAGACAATGGCAAAAAAAACAGGCGCAAAGCCAAAGTACAAGACACCGCTAATGGGCGTATTCGTCCGAGTGGCAAACGAAAAGGATAAGAAAGTTATCCGTAAGACCGAAAAAGAATTGTTAACTAAACATCTAATCAAAAATGACTAAAGTAACTATCATCGGAGAGGCAACACCGATAGAAAAAAAGAAGCCTATTGAGTTTGTGAAATGTATTGGCGCAATGAGTATCCTTGACGCACAAGCACTTAATTATATGTGGAAGAATATCGAACTTATATCTAAGAATTATGTAGATGGTTATGACCTTATGTTTGCCTACAATAATAATAGGTCAGATGGAATAGCATATCTCGGTCACTTCAATGACGGCATAGTAGAAGAGGAGGTGTGCAATGACTAATCTACACATTAACCATCCGCTTGTCATTGATATGGCTAAAAACAAAGACATATCACGAATTGAAGCTATTGCCGAACTAACCGCAGAAGAAAGCGGAGTGCAACCTCACGAGATGCAGATGTACCTTGAGGAATTTCACAAGAATATGGCGGATAGTATGACATACACAGATAGCATTTCAAGAGCCTTAGTTTACACATTTAAACCATTGAACAAATGATAGCATCAACACATTACAACATCGTATCTGCGTGGATAGATTCCTGCATCACTACTGAGCAAATGGATAGCGTTATTGACTTCATCATCAACCGCCTTATTACCGATGAAAAGACACACGATGACTTGGTAGCTTATTGGAAGTTAAAAAACGGACATCGCCAATGGACAGCATCTAAAGTGGCACTATCTGAAGACTGGGTACGATTGGATGATGAGCAAGGAGTTAAAGGTGACCTTGAATATCACGAACCTCAACCGACTGATGTTTGCTAATATTTAGTTAACGATGATTTCGTATTAAAAAATTAATTACTTTTACAAAAATTATATACACAATGAAAACACAACACAAATTCCCAATGTTCCTGCAATCGCCAAGCGGAATATTTAAACAACTATGGCTAAACGAAAAAGAATCTATTAATGTAGTCTCTTTGCGAGACATTCAAGTAAGCAATCTTGGATTAGAATGGCATCTTGAACAAGGCTACATTCCATCAACACAAAATGAATTTCTCGATGCGATTATTATTGCTGAACAAGTTATTACAAAAGCGAAATTACTTGCTTGGAAAACATTATCATCAATGACCGAAGTTGAAAAACAACGTGAACGTGAAGATGATGTTCACGAAAGTAGTGACTTCGTAGGCGAAAGAGAAGGAGGTAACAATGAGTAATAATACCAACTTAGTCAAGGCAACAAAGCCGACTATCACTTCGCTATTTAAACAATTAGACGTAGCAATACCACTTGAGCAACTCAACGTGGTACTTGCTACACCGCCACCGAGTGCTTGGGTTAAACAACATCCATTCATCAAGGGGTATAACTACCTGCCGATTGATAAGGTTGAATATCTGCTTCGTAGATGCTTTAAAAAGTATTCGATTGAAGTACTGAAGACTGGTATGCTTATGAATGCGGTTGAGGTAACAGTTAGGGTTCATTACCTTAATCCTGCAACCAATACGATGGAATTTCACGATGGAGTTGGGGCGCAAGAACTACAAACAAAAGCAGGTAGTGGTTCACTTCAGATGGATATGTCAAACGTAGGCAAAGGTGCGGTAATGATGGCACTTCCAATCGCTAAGACAATCGCTATCAAAGACGCTTGTGACCACTTTGGAGACTTGTTTGGTGCAAACTTAAACCGCAAGGATGTGATAGCGTTTACAGGAGATACTGAGTTGCTATCTTACGATAAGATTAACGATGCCAAAGAGAAAGAAAGGGTATCGAAATTTATCGAACAATGCTTGAATCTTAGCGACTTAACATCGGTTCGTGATGTTGCTCAAACACTTGGTTTAACTTCACAATACTACACGAAGGAGGCGTTATTAAATGGATAAGCAATTACTTTTCAGATGTAGTGGTGTGGGTGCATTACTAACTGAACCGAAACTAAAAGCGGATAAAGACGCAGGAAACTTGTCGGCAACGGCTAAGACATTAGTGCAATCAATGTGGTTACAATATGAGTATGGATATCGTGAATTTGTGAACAACGAGTATATGGACAAAGGCTTGGCGATGGAACAAGATTCAATGCAGTTAGTTCAAGATGTGCTTGGTGGTGCTTTTAGGACAAAGAATCGTGAGAAGTTACAAGATGAGTTCATCATTGGTACACCTGATATTATCCTCACGGATGCGGTGGAAGACATCAAGACTTCGTGGTCATTAAGGACGTTTTTTGAAGCTGAACCGAATACGATGTATGAAGTACAGGCGCAATGCTATATGAAGTTAACAGGAGTTCATAAGTATCGGTTAATCTATGCTCTTGTGCCTAATACGAAGGAGATGGTTATAGCCGAATGCGAACGTCTTGCGTGGAAGTTTGGACGCAACTATGAGAACGAAGATTATATTGCTCAATGTCAGCAGATCCAACGTAACAATGACATCGTACTTGAACTACCTATTGAGAAGCGTATCAAGGTATTTAACTTTGACTATGATGCTATCTTGATGGAGAAGTTACAAGGCAAGATAATCAAGGCAAGAGAATACTATAATACGTTATCACTATGACACCTCCTAACTGCATCAAGATAGTATTTAGTACTAATCAGCATAGTTATCGTGTATCATCGCAACATCCATTCTTTTTGCATACTACTGAGGTGCTTACATCGTATCGCAATGGTGTGCTGACCATAACAAGACCAACGATTGACTATCAAGGAAAGACATATAGAGTGTGTGTACCAAAGTCATCTCGTGACCATCGGTTATTCCATATTGCCATATCGCAAAATGTACCACTTGGAGTGTTTGAGATTGATGAGGAAGAAAGCAATGAAGATAAGTTGGTGATATATTTGGAGTGATAACGGTCAGCTACAAGCAGTGCCTCATTGCTTTGTAGCGCAAGTTATTACATATTAAATAACACATTAAAAAACATACAAAATGGACATAGAAATAGTAAAACAAATCAAAGCAACACCAACCAAGTACACCTACAAGGAATGGGCGAAACTTGCGAACGTAACGTATCGCACGATGCACCAGTTCTTTTACCGAAATGGATTAAAAGGTAAAGATTCAGGATATCGAAAAACACCGATAGTTTTGGAATACATAATGGAACACGCAATGGAGAAAACCGCACTTGAATGGGCAGATTATTATAAGATAACCGAACACCAAATTAGGCACTACATATCATATCGTGGTATCAAAGTAAAGTCAGGATTCGGTGCAAAGATTAAAGCCAAAAAGGAGAAAGCATTGCTTATTGATAACACACCACTTGCACCTGATATGATAGACTTTCAATGGGTACATCCAACTTTAGCAGATTATGGATTAGGATTAAAAACTACGAACAATGGATAGAATACTTATAGACATCGCAACAGGGTTAAACATCCCAATCAAGAAAATTCAAGATAGTGGACGAGGAACTTTTGACATCGCAACGGCAAGACATTTGTTTTGTTTCATAGCTTACGAGAATGGTTACAACCTTTCCGAAATAGGTAGATTTCTTTCGTATCGTGACCACACAACTATCATTAATTCGATTAAAGTTGTGAATAATATGAAAGACACACAAGATGCTCTTTACGAGAGATTTGTTACCTTGCTAAGACATAATGCGCCAAACTTGAAAACATCCTTGTATGAGCCTCGTAGGAGGTATAGTGGGGATTGTTGTATCATCAGTAGGTTTGAGATAGTCAAGTGCAGGTAACGGTTGAGGCTAAGAGCAGTTGCCTAAAATACTGCTCAAAATATGCACTATGCTTGATGGCAATTGCTTTTAGCCTTTGTTAGCGGCTGCTGCGGTAAAATTTAAAATAATGATTTTAGAAATAGAAAACCTTTTTGGCGAAAAAAAACAAGAGCAATACAAACCTGAAAGAGAGAGTTTGCAAAAAGAATTGTCGTTAATCTTTAATAATGATTTGACATTAGAAAAATTAGTAAATTTTATTACTAATGATTTTTCTGAAACATTAGAATATCATCAATTATGCTTTGGGTTAAGTTCTTGCCAAAAAACAAGTCTTTTATTTAACCCGCATAGACTGGACACTAAAGCAGGTAAAAGTAAAATGAGTTGCTTCGAAGCATTAAAAAACTATAATTTTCTTAATGGTTTATCAAGAATGATTTTGCACGAAAGGAAACAAAAAGGAGATAATTATAAAAGCAGATATGGAGAACTTCTATATCAAATATTAGCTTTTAATATAAATGGCGTTCAATATGTAAATGAAATACATCCTTTAATATCAAGAAATTTAGCTTTAAAATATTGCAATGGATTAAATTCAAAAGTTTTAGATCCGTGTGCTGGATGGGGTGGCAGAATGATTGGATTTAGTACAGTTGTTAAAGAATATTATGGATTTGAACCATACACTAAAACTTACAACGGCTTAAATAAACTTGGTAATTGGATAAAAGAAAGAAACGAATACTTTAATTTTAAAATTGAAAATTTACCATTTGAAGATGCAGTAATAGAACACAATGAATTTGACTTTGCATTTACAAGCCCCCCATATTATGATACAGAAAAATATGGCAATGAAAAAACAAACTCGTACAATAGATATAAATCATTTAATGATTGGTGTGATTTGTTTTATTTACCTATGATACAAAAAACAATGAACGCATTAAAAAAAGACTGTTCATTTGTTTTAAATATAGGCAGTAGAGTTTACCCATTAAATGAAGTTTTAAAAAGTAATTTTTCAAACAAATACTTAATTGAAAATGAAAAAGATATGTTACAAGGGAAAAAGTCAGGACTTAAAGATAACTCAAACGAAGGCGAAACTTTTTATAGGATAGTAAAGTAGCAGTTGCCGCTAACTCATCGCTACACGCTACGTTATAGCGCATAGCATAACATAACAACATAAACAAGCTGTGATTCAGCAACCATATACAAAATGAGTACAGAAAAGTACACAGCCGATGGTCGGCTATTAATCAAAAGAGATTCGGTGCAAATATCCGACAAGTTCACCAAGCGTGAGTTCATCTTGCAAACGGATGGCGATTATCCGCAGTATCTTCAATTCCAATTGACGCAAGACAAATGTCCTTTGTTGGACAAGTTCCAAACTGGGCAACAAGTTACCATCCACTTCAATATTCGTGGTAAGGAATGGACAAAGGATGGCAAGACATCGTATTTCAATTCGCTTGAGGCTTGGAGGATAGAGGCGAAAGGTAGCGGTCAACACATTGAGACAGTTCAAGCAGAGATAGTGCAACCGAGTGATCCATTAGGAGATTCGCTTCCATTTTAGCGTATTCCGTGCCACATTGACGATTTCCTTACTTCTTCCCTGAATAAATAAAGGTTTGAAAATGAAAAGTTTTTTTCTGGTGGTATCAAAAAAAACTTGGATGTGGCACAAAATCGCTGAAAGCTACGATAGGTATAGGTTACAAAGGAAAGGCAATGTGGCGGCACTTTTATACATCCGACATAATGTTTCATAAACATAAATTATTTTAAAGTGTTTATCGTAACCATTAGTTATTTCTTATAATGTACTTTTAACTATTATCTTTGCACCAATAGTAAAAGTAATCAATTAGATATACTTATGTATTGTTTTTTTATGTAACTCGAATTTATGTTTAGGTAGTACCATTACCAATGATAACAATTATATTAGTCCTTTATTGAAAGTCGGAATGGTACTCCGACGAGTAGATAAAGGACTTTTTTTTACTATTAATTTAGAAAGTATTATGAAAATAAGCATATTCAAAAACTTCAACGAAGTATCGGCAGCATATCACCGAGATGTTTACGACATCTTAAAACGTATCAAGGAAGGCAAATCAAAGCATATCATTGATGAGATTGAAAGCACTACCGATGAGGCTAAACAAAAGCAACTAAAGAACACATTACCTGCTATCTTGTTTAGCGGAACATTCACCCAACGTAATGCAGTAAGTATTATCGAGCATTCAGGACTTATATGTTTGGACTTTGATAATTTTGATACTCCTGATCAAATGAACCAGTATAGGGAATCGTTTATATCAGACCCATTTACTTTTGCTTGTTTCCTATCACCAAGAAGAAATGGATTGAAGGTATTAGTCAAGATTCCAAAAGATATTCCTAATCACAAGAGATACTTTGATTCATTGAAGGATAAATTCAATTCACCTTACTTCGATATTCATTGTAGCGACATTTGTAGAATATGCTTTGAGTCTTATGATGCTGATTTATATGTCAACGATGATAGCTTAGAATGGACGGAATTAAAAGAAGTTGATATTTATGAAGTAACCGAAGAGGTAAGAATACCCATCAAATCGGATAATGAGATTATAAGTAGGTTGCTAAAGTGGTTCAATAAGTTCTCGATGTCATCAGGTGAACGTAATGCGAATCTATTCAAGTTAGCATCAGCCTTGAACGATTATGGCATTAGTTTAAACGAGGCGATGAGGGTTTGCTTACAATATCAACAAAAAGACTTTACACAGCGTGAAATTGACACAACTGTCAAAAGTGCCTACAAGAAAACATCACAACACCATACCAAGTTCTTTGAAGACATCCATACCAAGAAACGAGTAGAGGAACTAATACGTTCAGGTAAAGATATTAAGATGGTGCGTAAATCATTTCCTGAATTGAACGATGATGAATTTGATATGGCGGTGGAATCGGTTAAAGATAACATCAGCGTGACTGACTTTTGGGAATATACACAAAAAGGTAATGTCGTGGTTCAACATCACAAGTTTAAAGGATTCCTTCAAGAGCATAACTTTTACAAGTATTATCCTTCAAACGCTGGGTTTATATTTATCAATATCTTTGAGAATCTTATTGAAGAAACAAACAAGGACAAGATTAAAGATTTTGTATTGCATCATCTTGAGAATGCCGAAAATATTGGAATGAAGCCTTTTGATTTTATGGCAGGAAATACCAAGTTCTTCACCTATGATTACTTATCATTCTTGAACACCAAAGATGTTACCTTGCTTGAAGACACTCAAGAGGAAGCATATTTGTACTATCTGAACAAGGTAGTAAGGGTATCAAAGACCAATGTTGAAGAGATTGATTATATTGATTCAGGTGGATATGTTTGGAAAAATCAAATCATACAACGTGAATACAAGAAAGCCGATAGTAGTGGATGTGTTTATGAAAGATTTATACACCTTGTCGCAGGAAGTGATACGGAACGATTTAAGAGCATCAAGTCGGTTATTGGGTACTTGCTTCACTCGTTTAAAACAAGCGCAAATAACAAGGCTATTATACTCAACGATGAGACTATAAGCGACACACCGAATGGCGGTAGCGGAAAGGGATTGTTTAGTAATGCCATCAGCAAAATGAAGAAGTTGAATAGTTTGGATGGTAAGATATTCAGTTTTAATGACCAATTCAAATATCAGACAATTTCAACCGATACTCAAGTATTGGTATTTGATGATGTCAAGAAACACTTTGACTTTGAGAGTTTATTTAGCCTTATCACGGAAGGAATCACGATAGAACGTAAAGGTCAACTGGCAATCAAGTTACCTGTAAACAAGTCACCAAAGATTCTTATCAATACCAATTATACAATTGGTGGTGCGGGTGGTTCGTTTGATAGACGCAAGTTTGAGGTTGAGTTTAGTAGTCACTTTAATGCGAATCATACACCATTGCAGGAGTTCAAACACTTGTTATTTGATGAATGGTCGGAGGAAGAATGGTCAAAGTTTGACAACTTTATGATTGGTTGCGTTCAATTCTACTTTGAGAATGGATTGATTGTATCAGAGTTTAAGAATTTAGAAGTTAGGAAGTTCATAAGCAAGACATCAAACGAGTTCTATGAATACACTTTGGATGTTGAAAATATGCCATCAAACACAAGGATATATTCTAAAAAGTTCTTTGAAGATATTATTGAAGAATATGTTGACTTGAAGAAGTGGTTAAGTCAAAAGAAGTTAAAGATGTGGGTTGACCAATATGCAATGTTTTACGGCAAGAAGATAATATTTGATAAAGACCACATTGGTCGATACTTTGAAATTAAAACAAACAACAATGAATTTACAGCCGACCCAATCATACAAGACATCGAGTTCTAAAATTCAAGAATTATGTCAACAAGCAAACCGATTATCTTGCGTCACACGAGAACATTTGACCTCGTCACAACGGAAGGATTTAATCTCACTCAAGACCGACAAGATGAACCACCTCGAAGCGGAACAGGTGAATTTACGATACCAACAACACTTAACGCAATGTCGCAACGAAACGAAAACCTTATAAAACTCATAGTCCAGTTAGGACTAACAATAGAAAGATGAAAGTACTAAATTTATATGCTTGTTTAGGTGGCAACCGATACAAGTGGGATGAAGTAGCCAATATTGAAGTAACTGCGGTTGAACTTGACCCTGAAGCAGCAAGACTTTATCAAGAAAGGTTTCCAAATGATAATGTAATTGTAGCAGATGCACACCAATACTTATTAGACCACTTTAAAGAGTTTGATTTTATTTGGAGTTCGCCACCTTGCCCAAGCCATAGCAAAGTAAGAATAAGTCAAAAAAATAGAGAAACTTTTAAATTCATTTATCCTGATATGAAACTTTATGAAGAAGTAATTTTCTTAGATAATTTCTTTGATGGTAAATATGTAGTTGAAAATGTAACACCCTACTATGAGCCATTAATACCAGCTAAAAAACGAGGTAGGCATTTATATTGGACTAATTTTAATTTGCCGAATGATTTAAAAGAAAGAAAACTTGATGGAACTTTGACAAATATGGTTGATGAAATTGGAACATTATCTAAATTTCACGATTACGATTTTAGAAAATATAAAGGAGAACAAAGCACTACTAAAATGGCTCGTAATCTTGTTGATTATGAAGCAGGTAAAACAATATTTGCAACTGCTTTAGGAATAATGATACAATCTAACACTACTCAAAAACAACTATTCCAATGACACGAGCAGAAAAACAACGAATCATCCAAGCCAAGCAACGATACTCAAGAGCCAAGTATCCAAGCATCACACCTCAACAAGATAGCTTTGACCATTACGGACGAACCGACACAACCGCTAACGGACTAACCGCTTGTGTATGCGATTACCTCAAGTACGAAGGACATCAAGCGGAGAGAGTTAGTAATCAAGGTCAAGCAAGGGTTAACAAGGTCATAGATGGCTTAACAGGACAACAGATAGGCAATCGTACACAAGGTGTTACCTTCACTCCTGGTCAAGGAACACTAGGTACTGCTGACATCCATTCAACCATCGGAGTTATGATAGGTGGACATAAGGTAGGTATATCGGTAAAGATTGAGATTAAGATGAAGGACAAGCAATCGAAAGCGCAAAAGAAGTATCAGAAAAGCATAACGGCATCAGGTGGTGTATATGTAATTGTTCATTCGATGGAAGAGTTCTTTAAGTTCTATGATAACCTATTGTTAAAGTATAAATAGATTGTATTTAATTAATTAAGTTGCATATATTTGCACAATAGAACATAGCATAATGAGTAAACCAATACACAACGAACGTAACGCAGGTCGAAAACCGATGTATAACGAGCCATCAACTAAGAGCAAGAGTTATACAATACCAGCGAGTAAGATGCAAGACTTTGATGAATATGCCAAGCGGAAGATTAAGGAGTATATGGGTAATAAAGGACACAACGTAAACGTAACAGAGTAAATTATATAACACATTATGAAGAACATACACTTAATAAATGACAATATCTACATCACTAATGATGAAGTAATTAAAGCAGGTGATTATTTTTGGAAACCCGATTGCAATATGATTTTCAAAGCAGAGTACACACCACATAAAGGTTGTGAAAAAGTCATATTGACAACAGACCAAGACTTAATCAAAGATGGTGTACAACCTATTGACAATGAGTTCTTAGAATGGTTTGTTAATCATCCAAGTTGTGAGGAGGTTAAAATAGAATCTTGGCAAACTAAAGGAGAGTGGGATATAGACTACAAAATCATCATTCCAAAAGATGAAGCTAAACAAAGAGCCAAAAACTATATGTCATTAAAGGGTGCGTTAGAACCTAATCAGATTAAGTGTTATTGCGGTCACACAACAACTTGTGATTGTAGTCCATTAGAAGAATCCAAGAAAACATCAGTTAACTGGTTAATTGAAACATTGGAATCCGATATCAAAGTTGATGAATCAAATATGGTTACTATCAGAATACACGAACACGATTATCTTATATCTAAGAAAATAGCGTTAGAAATGGAGAAAAAGCAGATAATTGATGCTTGTATTTATGGACCTTTTGAAGATTTAGCAGAAGATTTCTACAACAAAACTTACTGATAATGGACATAACACTCTGCAAGGGCAACAACTGCCCAATGAAAAAACAATGTAAGCGGTACACATATAAACCTGACTTTCCAATGTACCAATCTTACTTCACGGAATCTCCAATTAAGGATGGCAAATGTGAGATGTTTTGGGGAGATAAGGCTGATGAGATTATGGAACAGTTAAACAAGATAGTAAGAGGTGAGCAGAAATAAACAAATGCGCCTACACATCAGTACAATATAGCGAAGAATAAGTGTGTCAGCGTATTGATGGTGTAGTAATTCGATGATGTTAGCGGTTTTAACACTTTCCTACTAACGGAGAAAAAGCGCAGTTGTTTATTACTTTTATATTACATTACATTATTTGTGTTGTAACTTTGCATTACTATGGCAGCACCTAAAGGAAATCAATATGCACTTGGATGTGCAACTGGTAGAGATAAAATATTTAAAACACCTGATGAGTTATTAACTTCATTTTTAGAATATAAGAAAGAAGTTAATGGCAATCCGTGGATAAAACACGAAGCTATTAAATCAGGTGAATTTACAGGTCAATTAATTTCAATACCTTTACAAAGACCATATACTCTTAAAGGTTTTTCGGTCTTTTGCGGTATTAGTTATCAAGGTCTTTTTAACTATGGACATAACGAAAGTTATAATGAATTTTTTGAGGTCTATAATAAAATCGAGACTGAATGTGATGTTCAAAAGTTTGAAGGTGCTTCTGTTGGGGCATTTAATGCCAGTATTATTGCTCGTGATTTAGGGTTAACAGATAAACAAGATATAACCACTCAAGGTGAGAAAATAACTTCTAAAATTGATTTAACCAAATTCACAGATGATGAACTTAGACTTATTGCTGAACTACAACGCAAAAGCGGAGTTAGCTAAAAGGAACTATATTGATTTCGTTAAATATGTTAAGCCTGACTATGAGGCTAATTGGCATCATAATTTACTTTGCGAATATCTTGATAAATTTATAAGAGGTGAGATAAATCGATTGATGGTTTTTATGCCACCTCAACACGGAAAGTCTGAATTAGTTAGTCGCAATTTACCTGCTTACATATTAGGTAAGAACCCTAAATCAAAGATAGTATTAGCTTCATATAGTTCTGATTTGTCTTGCACTTTTAATCGTGACTGCCAACGTATTATTGATAGTGAGTTATATAAGGATGTATTCCCTGATACCTTTCTAAATAGCACCAATATTGTTACTGCATCTAAATCGTGGTTGAGAAATAGTGAAAAGTTTGAGACGGTTGGATATGGTGGATTTCTTAAGACGGTTGGTGTAGGTGGTTCACTTACAGGAACACCTGCTGATTATGCCATTATTGATGACCCTGTCAAAGATAGTATAGAAGCGATGTCAGGTACTTATCAGTTCAGGAATTGGAATTGGTATAACGATGTATTGTATACTCGTATTCATAATGACACAAGAATATTGATAACGCAAACGAGATGGGATGTCAATGATTTAAGTGGTATGTTATTGAAAAAAATGGAAGATGGTTCTGGAGAACAATGGACGATATTGGTTCTGCCTGCTATAAAAATAAACAACGATAACCTTGAAGACCCAAGAGAGATTGGCGAACCATTATGGTCAAATAAGCACGACCTTAAAAAACTCAATATGGTTAGGTCTCAATCGTTAAGGACTTTTCAAAGTTTATACCAACAAGACCCTAAACCAACTCAAGCAGGTGGCGAATTTTATAAAGAATTTACAATAAATGGTAATGTAAAAGAATTAAATTATAATCCTGATTTGCCTATTCATTTAACCTTTGACTTCAATGTCAACCCTTATATGACTTGTTGTGTTTGGCAGATGATAAATAAAAAGTGTTATCAAATTGCTGAGATATGCACCAAGTCACCGAATAATACTACTAAGGGAGTGTGTAATGAAATTAAACGTAAATATCAAGGGCATATGTCAGGATGCTTTATCTATGGGGACCCAGCAGGTAAGCACGAGGATACTCGAACTGAAAAAGGGTCTAATGATTATACCATCATCAGAAATGAATTGTCAGTATTTAAACCTCAATTAAGGATAGATACCAAATCGCCATCGGTAGTGATGAGAGCAAATTTTATCAACACGATATTTGCAAATGGGTTTGATGGCATTGAACTTTACATTGACAATAAATGCGAAAACACATTGAACGATTATTTATATTTAAAAGAAGATTCGGACGGAAAAAAGAAAAAAGAAAAAGCCAAAGACTCTTCGACAGGTATATCGTTTGAAAAGTTTGGACACACATCTGATGCCAATGATTACTTTATATGCACGGCTTTTGCTAACGAGTATACCAAGTATCAACGTGGTGACATTGCTCAAGCCATTACTATCGGCAAGGTGCATAGTAAAAACAGTTACTAATGAACATACAAAATCCAAAGGAAGAGATAATAGGCATATTGATTACGATGGTAGTAGTATTGTGTTATTTCGTATACATATTCTCCATACTTTTTTAAGTGCGTTACTTTTCGTATATTTGCATCAAACTTTGCCAATGAGTTACCTAATCTTACAAGACTACAAGAAACTGATTCAATCAGATAACCTATCTCAAATCATAGGTGCTGATTATTCTTTAGTAACTCAGATGCAACTCGCAGCACAAGCAGAAGTAGTCAGCTACTTACGGCAGAAGTATCTAACATCGGCAGAGTTTACCGATACATCAATCTACGACTACAACTTAACATATTACGGCAAGAATAGAGTGTATTTTGATGCACCTGCATTCAGCACCACATCAACCTATGCACTTCATTCGCAGACGTTATACTTGGGCAATGTTTACAAGAACACAATAGCCATCACGGTTGCAGGTGCTTGGAATCCTGCTAAATGGCAGTTACTTGGCGCACAATACGATATCTTATACATTGGTCTTGACAGTCCTGAATGGGATTATTACGCAACTTATCAAGTAGGTGACGATGTATGGTATGCAAACAAAACATACACTTGTGTTGTCGCTAATCTATCGGTTCAACCAAATGAACATCCTGAGTTTTGGGGTACAGGTACAACATACTCAAGGACAGGTAGTTCACTTGTATCAGGAGATGCCGCTTGGATTACAGCAGATAACCGCAATCAACAAATGGTTAATATGATGATAGATGTAACATTATTTCATCTTCATTCACGCATTGCACCACGAAACATTCCAGACCTTAGAGTTAAGCGTTATGATGATGTGATTGCTTGGTTGAAGAATTGCAGTAAAGGTACTGACATCACCGCAGACCTTCCATTGATACAACCGAAGTCAGGTCAACGAATACGATATGGTTCACGATTGGTTAAACAAAACAACAACTACTAATGGGTATAATCAGCAACATCAAGAACGTACTATCATCAACACCTAAGATAGTTCAATCGGCTAAGACACCGATAGTACCTATTCAGTTACTTCGTATCCGTCAAGATGTAACAACAAGAGCAGCAGCTATCAACGAGGCAGAACGAGCTTATTATCCATTTCGTGTGAAGATGCAACAAATGTATGTCAACACAAGAGAAAACGGATTCATCAAGGCGTGTGTTGAACGTAGAAAAGATTTAACACTTCTTCGTAAATGGGAGTTTAGAACCGCATCAGGTGAGATAGACCAACAACTAACCGACTTACTTTGCCATACTATAAACGGCAAGACGCAACTCAAGACTTGGTTCACTACCTACTTATCGATATGTATGGACGCTTTGTTCTTCGGTTATTCAGTTGTTCACTTGGATGATATCATTGATGGTGAATTTCCATATATCAACACCATCAAGCGTGAGAACGTATCACCTGACCGCATCACTATCGGATCGTTTGCATATATGACGAGTGGATGTAAGATACAAGAGGAAGAAGAGTTTAAGAATTGGTATGTGTTTGTTGGTACACCTAACGAAACAGGCGCATCACGTTGCGGATATGGATTGTTCTGGGAGTTATCTATCTACGAGATATTTATGCGCAACCTATTAGGCTTTAATGGTGATTTCGTTGAGTTGTTCTCGCAACCATTTAGAGTCGGTAAGACTAATAAGACTAACGAAGCCGAACGACAAGAGTTTGCCAATACGTTAGCGCAAATGGGTTCATCAGGTTGGGCGGTATTGGATGACATCGGTGATAGTATCGAGTTCATTGAGACATCACTTGGTGGAAGTGGATATAAGGGTTATGATAACTTTGAGGCAAGACTTGAAGCTAAAGTATCGCAGATAATACTTGGTCACGCTGATGCTATCAAGTCAATCGCAGGTAAGTTAGGAAATAGTGGTGAAGAATCACCGGCACAACAAGCACTTAAAGATAAGCAAACTAAAGACGCATCGTTTGTTTTACCATTAGTAAACAAGCAACTATTCGACCGCCTAAGAGCATTAGGTTTCAACATAGCTGAGGGTTCAGTAGCGTGTATGATGAATGATAGCGAAGAGGTTGATAACGCTAATACTATCGCAGACTTAAGCGTAAAGATTAAGCAAGGTGGGTTACAGATGGATGGGAAATACTTCACCGAGAAGACTGGCATACCATTGGCAGAGATAGTTGTACCGACACCGAATGCACCTACGTTCCCTGCAAAGATTCAGAATAAGTTAAACAAGATGTATTCTAAACATAGTCATTAATGGAGTATAGTAATAGTCAAATAGAGAAGTTAATCAAGGGCATTGAGGACGGTAGTATTACCGAACTTGATTTGCCATTAGATTATTATCAAGCATTGACTAAATACTTAGAGAAGGCGGTCTTAGAAGGATTTGGTGTAGGCTTTGAAGCTATTGCTACCGACCCATTCTTACAAGAGTTAGTAACGAATGTTTATATGTTTAGTGCAGCTAAGACATATAATGGTGTTAAAGCTATGAGTGCTGATTTAGTGGATGAAAACGGCAAAGTAAGAACTTACAAAGAGTTTTACGATAAAGCAAGAGAGACTTATGATACTTATAATCTAAGGTACTTACCAACCGAATACAACACCGCAATAGCACAAGCAGATAGCGCATCGAAGTGGCAACGAATAGAGCAAGAGAAAGATGTGTTACCAATACTTGAGTATTCAGCCATTGGTGATGCTTGTGATATATGTCAACCATTAGATGGAATGACCGCACCTGTTGATGACCCAATATGGGATAGCGTTGCACCTACCAACCACTTCAACTGCAAGTGTATAGTCTTGCAACACGATGAGAACAAATCACTAACCGAATCACCAGAAGATATTGTTGGTCCTGTGGTCGAGCAGATGAGTGCGAAAGGACAAGATATATTTATCAACAACGTAGGTAAGACGGGTGAAATATTCACCGCAGACCATCCCTACTTCGATGCACCTGCAAAACTTGGACAAGATAACTTTGGATTACCTTTACCTAACTTTGAAGAAGAATAAATGAGTACAATAATACACAAAGGCTACAAAGCCAATATGACCATTGATATGATACAAGCGTGTCTTGACTTTTGGAAGGTGCGTAACCGACCTGTCGAAGAGATAATGCTTAGAGCAGATAAGTGGGCAGAGTTTAAAAGAGGAATGCTTGAACGCAAACCTGAATGGGAAGCGGACCTTGAACACTTTAAAGAAGTATCGTTTAAGAACGTAACTATCAAGAAAGGTAGTGAATTTATGGACAAAGCATTAATGGAAAAGCTACGAGTATTAGTTTACGATGATGAACATATTGAGATGGTAAAACAACAACAAGACACCGACTTAGGATAATGGGGATAATGCACCGATTCAACTTACAGCAAGTAAAAGCAAACTTAGAAAGAACTAAGCGTGAGTTACCTATGAAGTTATCTGCACAAGCAGAGAATCATTTTGCCGAATCGTTTACCAAAGGTGGACTTGACGAGTATAAGTGGAAGGAAGTCAATCGAAGAATAGATGGTACGAAGGAATACAAGTACAAACCAAAGGGGATAAGTCTATCGGCTAACCGAAGCAACCCTATCTTAGTCGGTACAGGTACACTTAGACGCAAGGTAGCACGGTCAGCAGTTGAACGTACATTCCAACGCATACGATTGGAAGTAGACTTACCATACGCATCGATTCACAACGAGGGTGGTCAAGCAGGACGCAATCACGCAACGACTATTCCTGCACGACCTTTTATGAAACAAACAGCAACATTAACAAGTATGCAAACGAGCTTGATTCGTGAGTATATGGATAAAATTTGGAACACTTAACACAACAACAATGGCAAGAACAGTTCAGCAGTGCAATGATTATTTAGTAACGCAGTTAGTAACGCAACTCGGTAGTATCGGCATAACTATCAATCCAAACACTTGGTCAGCAAGAAATCTATTAAGGGCGATATGCTATACGTTTGCGGTTGCTCAATCACTTGCCGAGCAGTTGCAAGACATCCAAATCGCAAAGATGCAAGACATATTAGAGAAGTCAGCGTCAGGGAGTGCGAAATGGATACAAGATGCCGTGTTTAGATTCCAATACTCATCCGCAACACCTCAATACTTGACAAACGTGGGTGGTGTTGTTCAATACCCAATCATCAACGAATCATTGCGTATCGTAACGGCTTGTTCAGTTGGTACTAACTTCGCTAATCAAGTATTAGTCAAGGTGGCTAAAGGTTCACCACTTGTTTCATTGACATCACCCGAAGTGACCGCATTACAAAGTTATGTCTTACTTAAAGGAACGGCAGGTATAACATACGTTGTATCATCAGCAGCATCTGATAAGATTCGTATCGAAGGAAGTATTTACTATCAAGGTATCTATACTTCAGTTATCAATACCAATGTCATCAATACTTTGAACACATACCTTGCAAACTTATCCAAGACAAACTTTGGTGGTGATATAAAAGTATCAGATTTGGAGACACTTATCCGTCAAATTGAAGGAGTGAATGATGTTGTATTTGAACGAGTATCTTGTCGCTTAGATGGTCAAGCCGTTCTTACTGGAGTTGATTTGGTCTTGGCAGGAGATTGGGTGTTAAGAAAATATACATCAGGTGCAGGATATTTGGTTCAAGAAACTACCGCAGGGCATACCTTTACCGATACACTAACCTTTATAGCTGAATAATGGCACAACTTTTTAACATCGATATAAACAAACTTATATCGGATTTGCTTCCGATTAATAAGCGCACTACTTATATCAAGACACTTACATCGGGTTTATTATCAGCGTTCAATCGTATGTATCAAATCTTCTATAAGTCAATGATAGGAGATGCAACGGCTACTACTTGGAGTGCAGGTACATATACCTCAGGTGCGCACGTTAAGTATAAGGACGGCTCGGTGTACGAATGTATGGTAGCATCTACAACCGCAGAGCCAACCGCATCAACCGATTGGTTACGCATATTGGATAGCTTCATTGGTTCGGATGAAAGTCAGAACTTTAACGCTACTAAATTGGAATTAGAATACGCATTGAACAAACGATTCGGCACAACGTACGTTAACCCACCAAGTGTTAGTCCTATCTACATATCAAACATCACACCGCCTGTTATTGTCTTTCGTGTGGGTGGTATTGAATCAATATCATCATCATCATACAACAATGGAAGTGATTCTTTCGTAATAAACGATTATAGCTTCCCATTACCTGCTAACTTTACTATCAACATACAAACCGCAACATACAACGCATTAGGCACAACTAAAGAACAGATAGTGCGAAAATTTGTTGATAGATATGTCGCAATCGGACTTACTTACACAATAACAACATACCCTTAAAAAAATGAAAAACTTACTTACAAACTCAATTACAACATCTGTTGGATTTCCTGTCAAATCAGGAACACTTGACTTCTTACAAAACGCATCAAGTGAGATGCTCATTGCCTTAGCACGTTCGATAGTTGGCAAAGGATATTCTGCATCTACACCTTATGCGTTATATGGATGCAACAATACAGGTTCAGGTTCATCTTATGTTATTGAAGAAGGTGCTATCTTATGGAATGGGGTATTGTATCTTGTACCTGCGGTTAGTTTTACATTAACAGGAGGAAATTCGGTGTATGTAATAGGCTCAACAAGTTATGTAACAAGTTCGGTTGCTGACCCTGTTACGTTTACCGATGGTGTTGCAAGAAACGTTCACGCAGATACTAAGATGTCGGTCTATCAAAGCGCACTTGCACCATCACCAACTCAAGGGTTTTCTTATTCGGGATTGAAATATCTTAACCAAATAAGTGATACACTTTCATTAACAACTAATTTCTCTGTTTATAGTGGGTTGACTCCAAAGGTAAGTTTGAGTAACAACATTGTAACATTTAGTGGAGTTATTTTAATTGGTAATCCTACACTACCTGAAACTATTGCTACATTGACAAGCAATTATTATCCGTCTTCAACAAAATATATTACAGCAACACTAATTGATAGTACAGGTCAGTTTATTACGGCTATATTAAAAATATCTACATCAGGAGTTTTAAGTTTAGAAGATACAAGTGCTTTATATGGAGGATATAATATTTATTTAGACGGACTTAATTATAAACTATAATCCCATCCCAATGCAAGAACCAAAGAAGTCAACATCACTTGAAAGAAAAGTGGAAGCATATCCAAATCCGAAGTATCATACGTTGGTGGTGAACTATGCCAAAGACCAAGAAGTAAGTCGGTCAGAAGTAGTTGGCGATGCCTTGCGTTTATATTTCGATTCAATGCCTAAAGATAAGATTGAACGGCTATTAAAGTCATAAAAAAGATTTGTAATGTACAAGCCTTCCATACTTTGGGAGGCTTTGTATTTTTGCACCTATGGAGATGTATTTTAGCTATTGCATTGATGCTACCGCAGACGAACCGATAATGTTGGTCAATCGTCAAATCGGTGCATCTTACACCGAAGAAGGTGAATGGGATGGACTTCCATACATCGATGGTGCTAAATTCCAAGAAGAGTTATTATGCCTTGATATGATGGGCAAAAAAAGAATCCAAGTTTGGATTAACTCCGAAGGTGGTAGTGTTTTGCAAGGAATGAATATGTTCAACGCAATCATCAAAAGTCGAACTCCTGTTGACACTTACAACGTAGGTGTTGCTGCATCCATATCAGGTGCAATCTTTATGGCAGGACGCAAACGTATTATGTCCGACTATGCTCAGTTTATGATGCACCCTGTTAGCGGTGGAGATAACAAGTCAATGGATGCGTTCAGAACATCAATCGCAACAATGTTATCCGCAAAGTGTGGAATTGAGATTGATACAATTATGTCCTTTATGGATGTCACTACTTGGATGGATGCAAACAAATGCAAAGACTTAGGTATATCAACAGATACTGAATTTACAAGTTCTTTAAACAAGAAGTTTGTACCAAATACAACTTCCGAAATTATGCCGTATGCCGATAAACTAATCAATAAATTAATCACTAAAACTAAACCAAAAATGACACAAGTCACGAATAAGTTGAACCTTAACGCAGATGCTAACGAAGCATCAATTGTAGAGGCTATCAACAAGTTGCAAGAAGCAACAAATGTCGCTAATGCTGCAACTGAAACGGCAAACAATGCTCGTATCGCAGCAGAAGAAAGAATCGCTTCATTAGAAGCAGAATTAACACAAGCCAAAGCAGAATTGGAAGCATCGAAAGAAGCTACATTGGATGCAGAAGCTACCGCATCAGCTACTGAGTTGGTAAACACATTTAAGGCTCGTATCGGTAACAAAGCCGAGACATTAGCTAAATGGGTTAACCTTGCTAAGTTAGATATGGAAGGAACTAAGTCAATCTTAGAAGACTTACCATTGAACGTAGCATCACCTAAAGCTAACGCTGAACCTGAATATCAACAAGCGACTGCCGCTTCTATTATGGCTAACATCACCGCTAAAAATCAAGTTAAAAACTAAACCCTAACATACAATTCTAAAATGAAACAAACACAAAAATTCGCACTATCACTTGTACTTATTGCCCTCGTTAGTACAACTCTGTCAATGGCAGTAGGTGCATCACCTTTAATGGTTGCAGGGGTATTATTTGCTATTGGAGCAGTTATCGGTGCAGCTAAAGCATTCGGTGCAACTATTCCTAATTTAACTCCATCAGGTTCTTTGAAAGGAGACGGATTCACAATCTCTGATACAACCTACGCAGGTGAAGCAGCAGGTCAGTTTATTGTTCGTGCCATTACTGGTAACGAGACAGTTCAAGGTGGTCACGTTTATGTAAAAGATGGTATTAAAAAGAAATTCACTATTCCACGTTGGGATGCTGATTATGAAGATTTGATTCAAGATAGAATGGCTACACCTGTAAGCAAAGGTGAGCAAGTTATTAGTTCTCGTACATTAACTCCTGCCGATTATATGATCTATATGGAGTTCAATCCTCGTGACTTTGAAGACCATTGGTATGCTCAACAATTGAATCCAACTTTAATCGACCGAACATTACCTGCATCAGTTGAATCAGTAGTTATTCAACAAGTATTAAAGCGTCACGATAGATATGTAAACAAAATGATTTGGGCAGGTGATACAACTACAACAGGTATCTATAAGTACTTTGACGGATTCGTTAAAAAAGCAACTGATGATACTAACACATTGGATTTAGCAGGTCAATCAATCTTAACTGATGCCAATTTAACAGGTGCTATCATAGCTCAAATTACACGTATCTATGATTTAATACCTGCTGCTTTGAAGTATGACCCATCAATGAAATTGTTCTTGTCTTATGACTTGTATGATGCTTATGCTAAGGCTCTTATCGCACAAACTAACAAAAATGCCGATCACGAATCAATGCAATTGAATATCAAGTACAGAGGTTTACCTGTAGTTCGTATTGCTGACTTCCCTGCTAACAAAATGATGTTTGCTAAAGGTAGCGCAGGAATGGATTCTAACCTTTGGGTAGGTATGAACTCTGTTGAAGATGCTAAGTTGGAAATGAACAAAGTACAAAACAACTCTGAATTATTCTACGTTAAGATGCTTTGCAAATTAGATGTTCAATTCGGATACACGCAAGAGGTAGTAAACTACGTTTAAACTATGGAAGGTACTAAAGAACAAATTCTCTCAATAATCAAAGATGAAGTCTCTCGCAATAGCCATATCTCTACGATATGGCTATCCGAAGACGGATTAGACTTCACTTGGAATACGAATCAGAATAACTATCCAACATCATTCTCAAGGGAAGAGATACTAAATCCCGAACAAACAAAAAAAGAAGTTAAAACAACAACAAAAAATAAATAATTATGCCTAATACATCAGCAAGAATACCATCTTCAGCAAAAAACATCGACAATACACATCGCAAATATCAAAGCGATTATCAAGCACCAGCATACGCTGCCTCTATTGCAGTTGTAACTAAAGCTAACTGCAAAGACACACTTATCAAAGTTGGTCAATTAACAGGTGCTTTAACTTTAACTTGTGCTACTGACACAAACTTTGTAGGCGATACAATGACTTTCTTGTTTACTTGTGATTCAACAATTCGCACTATCACATACTCAACAGGATTCGGTTATGTAACTGCTACTCAAGCATTAGTTGCTTCCAAATCAGCATCTTCAACTTGGATGTGGAATGGTGCAATTTGGGTAGAAGTATGTCGTTCGATTGCTACAGCATAAGTTAACCTTTAAACCACAACAACAATGGCACAGCCAAATATAACCTTCATAGAAGGTAGCGGTGGATTAGGTCGACCACTTGAAAGTAAAGACCACATAAGCGGATACGCAGTATTCTCTTCGACTTATGCAACAGTATTGCCATCAGGATTCACTACAACGGCAAGAGTGAAAGCCTTGTATAGTGCTGATGATGCAGTTGCAGCAGGTATTGTTAAAGATTATTCAGATGGTACTTCAGCATCGGGTTCTTATGCAGTTACCGCCGTTGGTTCAGATGGTAATACGGTTGAATTGAAGGTGGCAGATTTGAATCCATTGACAGGTGCATCTCGTATTATCTCATTGGGTGTATATACAAAAGTAGCAGGTGATACAACAACTACTTTAGTTGCAACGGCTATTAAGAATATTATCAACTCAGGTACTGCGACTCACGGATATACTGCAACATCATCAACGGCAACAGTTACTATTGTAGCACCTAAATCAATGGGTTCATTCTTGAACTCAGGCACTCCGATAACTGCGACTTATGTAACAACAGGAACTGCAATCGCAGGTACTATTACTCAGTTTACAGGCGGTGTAAGTTCACAATTGGCTATTCACTATTATCATATTAGCGAGTTCTTCCGTATGCAACCGAAAGGTATCTTGTATGTTGGTTTGTACAACACATCAACAACGTATACCGAGATTACTGATATGCAAACTTATGCAACAGGTTCAATGCGTCAAGTAGCCGTGTTTAAAGATGGTACTTGGGCGAGTGGTGATATTACAATATTAAACGCAATCGCAGTCACTAACAAGACAAACTACAAGCCGTTGAGTATCTTGTATGCAGGTAACTTGGTAGCTACTGCCGACATCACAACTGTAACTGATTTCTCTACTTCAACAACTAATCTTGTTACATCGGTTATATCTCAAGATGGTGGTGGTAAGGGTCATTTCTTATTTGAATCATCATTGACAGGCGGTGCTAAGAAGTCAATCACAAACATCGGTACTGCATTAGGTACTATTGCACTTGCTAAGGTAAGCGAATCGATTGCTTGGGTTGGTAAGTTCAACATCAGCGATGGTGTTGAGAATGAAATAGTCGAATTTTGCAATGGTCAATTATGGACAGCATTAAGCCAATCAGCATTAGAGGCATTGTTCTCTAAGCGTCATTTGTGGGCAAAGAAATTTACAGGGGTAAGCGGTACGTTCTGGGTGGACTCATCTTGTGCGGTCGCCACTACCTCAGACTATGCCTATATCGAGAACAACCGCACCATCTGTAAAGCGGAACGTAACTTGTACACGGCTTACACTCCGTTGTTAAACTCGCCTATTACGTTCAACGCAAACGGAACTATCACCGATAACACGATTGCATACTTTGAAAATGTTGGTAACGCTGCACTTGACCAAATGGTTAAAGACAACGAATTATCTGCGAAGTCAGTAACAATCAATCCAACGCAGAATGTATTAAGCACATCAACGCTAACTATCGCAGTAACATTGGTCATCAATGGAGTTGCACGAATCATATCTATTCCAATCGGATTTAAACCATCAATAGCATAACAAAATGGCAACAGCATTACTAAACGGAGTTAACTATTCAAGCGTTAATATAACCGTCATCATACCAATCTTAGGACCAGTTATTGGCATCACTAAAGTTGAGTATATGGAAGAGCAAACTATTGACGATAACTACTCATTGGGTGTTAATCCAACATCACGAGGATTTGGTCAAAAGAAATATACAGGTTCAATCAGCATTTATAAAGATGTTTGGAATCGAATCATTGACGCATCACCTTTGAAAGACCCTCTATCATTACCTCCATTTGAGGTAACGATAGTGTTTGGTGGCGCAGCGACAGGTGGCTATCGTAAAGAAACACTTCACGCTGTGAACTTCAAATCGAATCCATTCTCAGTAAGTGCAGGTGATACAAAAGTATTACTCGACATTCCATTGGCGATTGGTGGCATTGATAGAGTATAATTCGTAACAATTAAAACAAAATAAAGTGGCAAAAGAAGTATCAGTATTATTAGACATCATCAGTGATGAAGAACGCAAGAGTTATGAAGATAAGTGTATCGAATTAGCAACTGCACATAACGTAGGCAAGGTTCACGTTTGCGTACAATTTAAACCTGAAACTAACGAACGAATAGTAAGCTACATCAAAGAGCCGAACTATGTAAGTAAGTTAGCGTTAATGGGTAAAGCGAGTGAGTTAGATATGTATGCAGCAGGAGAGGAACTTCGGTTGATATACCAAATCAAAGAAGAATCGCATCCATTGACTTATGGCGAAACGTATGATTGTGAGCCGTATAAATTAGGTGTAGTTCAACATTGTCTTGGTGTTATTACCATCGTAACAAATCGCTTTAAAAAAAACTAAGCGAATACAAAATTAACAACGACACCGAAGATATACACCGTATGGCTGCGTATATTCGGTGTTGTTGTCATTTAAACCCTGAGGCATTATCAGACGATGAATTTGCAAAGGAGTATTGTAGAGCAAAGTGGTTTTTAGAAGTAGCACATCAAGTTAAATTCGAGTAATGGCAAACATAGTAGAATACATATTAGGACTTAAATCGGACGGCTTCCAATCTGGGATAAATGGTGCTATTGGTTCTACTCGTGCGTTGGATTCGGCATTTGATAAGGTTAAGACTACTGCACTTGGATTCTTTGGTGCTTATGAAGGCTTGGCATTCATCAACAAGAGTGTTGATATGTTCAACGAATCGGCTCAAGCATCGGCTCAATTGGACGCATCATTAAGAAGCACGGCTAATGCAGCTAACTTAAATCGTGATGCGTTAGACAAGCAATCCGAAGCATTGATGCGGAAGTCATTGTTTGATGATGATGCCATCACAGGCTCTCAATCTTTACTTGCAACATTTGTGAATGTAAAGGACACCATTTATATGGATGCTATTCCTGCGATTGTTGATATGTCAACAAAGTTAGGAAAAGATTTATTAGGTACAACAACACAAGTCGGTAAGGCATTACAAGACCCTATTAAGGGTATGAATGCGCTTCACAAATCAGGTGTAGATTTTAGTGATTCTCAAAAAGCAACCATTAAAAGTATGGTTGATATGAATAATATTGCAGGGGCGCAATCAATAATACTACAAGAATTACAAAAAGAATATGGTGGTTCAGCATTGGCTGCATCAGAAGCAGGTACAGGTCCGATGGTTGTATTACAGCACATCTTTGGAAATGTTCGTGAAGAGATAGGTGGTATGGTTATGGCATTGGTCATAGATTTAAAACCAGCATTGGTATCTTTGATTGACGGATTAAGTAGTGCGGTTCATTGGGTCAAAGAAAACGGAAGTACAATAAAAGCACTTGTTTATGGGTTTGGTGTATTTAGGGTTGCAATGATAACGGTTGTTCCATTGATTGAAGGGTTTACTATTGCTACAACGGCAATGGCAGTAGCCGAAGGAACGGCTGCAATAGCTACAACGGCATTACTTGGACCTCTTGGATTAGTAGCCATTGCTATTGGTGCATTAGCAGCCGCTTATATATATTTATCCGATTCAGCAGATAGAGCAAAAAAAGCGCAAAAAGAACAAGCCGATTCACAAAAGAAAGAAGAGCAAAGTGGATTAGAAGCATCTTATAATTATCTTAAAGAACACGGAGTTAAGACTGAAAATTTAAGAAAACAAATAAGTGAGAAGGCTATAATTCAAGCCGATTTAGATATTAAGGAAGCCAAAGATAAACAAGCAGCGTTGGCTAAACTACAAGCACCTGAACGTAATCCTTATAAAGAAAGCGGAGATGTTGCGGTAGAATCTTTTTGGGCAAAGAAAAATGCGGATGAAAAACAAGCAGCACAAGATTTAATGAATGCTGAAGCAAGAAAACAAGCCGCAATAGATTTTAATTCAAGAGCATTGGGCAAGGCAACTAAGGCAGGTGCAGGTGCTAAAGCAACAGGGGCAACACCACCAAAGACGGACAAAGCAACTGGTAGTAAATCAGTTACTATCAATATGCAAATAAACGATATTATAAAAGAGTTTACCATCAACACTACTAACATCAAGGAAGGTGCAAATAGGGTTAAGGATATAATCACAGATGCGATATTGAACTCAATTAATTCATCACTTCATACGGCAGGACAATAATGATACTAAACAACGCACCAACGGTCATCAAGTTTAACGGAAGTAGTTATCCAACTTCAATAGATGGACAAACGAAGTCATTTCCTGATATCGTATTAAAGTCAGCATTGATAAGTGTATCACAAGCAAAGCAAATTATCAAGACGCAGATTCAAGGGCGAGATGGTTCGGTTAAAGAATACATTGGACTTGATGATTATGCCATCTCAATAGTTGGTACAATAACAAGTACTAATAATGTTGAGCCGATACAAGATAGACTTGATTTAAAGGCAATGTTAGACGCACCTATATCTATTGGTGTGGTGTGTCCTTATTTAAATCAACTTGGCATTACCGATGTGGTGATAGAGAGTTATGATTTGCCACAACAAGCAGGTGGTATATCGTATCAAACTTTTTCAATAAATTGCATATCTGAATACGCAAATCAACTCCGTATAGCAAGTGTATAACGTACTAAACTATATAACGATTAAGCAGATGCCATCAAAGGCATACCCGAATCATAACAAGGTGATAAGGCTTGACTTTTTGGAATCGTATAGTTACGAATCAACGTGGAAGGAGATGTCAAGTAAGGGAACGATAAGCATTCCAAAGAACTTATATTATAAGGATGAAGGCAATGCGTTAAATCCGTTAAATGGTTCAAAAGTTAATATCGGTGGGTTCAATTCAGAGCCACTTATTATGCGTGGTGATAAGATAACACTTACTGCTGGGTATAGATACAAGAAGCCATCACTTACTTGGGGATGGGTGGATGAAACTTCACAGATATTAGACGGATATATTACACGAGTATACGCAAAGATTCCAATCACTTTTGATGTTGAGGATAATATGTGGTTACTGAAGCAAACGGCACTTACTAACAAGACATATAAAGCAACTGATACTATTGAAACTATTTTAAAGGATATAGCATCACAAGTCGCAGACAAACATCCGACCGCAGACCCAATAGTAGTTAATCAAGAATCATCAACAACTGTTGGTACTATCATAGTTGAAAACGAAACAGGGGCGCAGTTCTTAGAAAGATTGCATAAGCTATTCGGCTTAACAACTTATATGCGTGGTAATGAGTTGCGATGTGGAGTAATGCAATATAACACGGCAGAGGCACAAGAACAGATATTCATAATGAATGGTCAGCAAGGCAATGTACCTGCTGATGGTCAAGAATTGGAGTTCCAACGCAAAGAAGATGTAGTTGTATCAACACGAGCATATAACACGATTCAAAAGGATAATGGTAGTAACAAGGATGGTTCAAAGAAGTTGAAGAAAGAACGAATTGAAGTGCTTGTTACTTTAAAGAATGGCGATATAACTTCGACAAGCATTAAGGCAGGTGAACATACACCTGATAATACGGAAGGCGAACGAACTACTTTTTTTGACCCATCGGCAAAGACGGAAGCGGACTTGATATCAGGTGCAACAAAGCAACTTGAACTAATGCGTTACGATGGGTTAACTGGATCGTTTGAAGCGTTCGGAATACCATTCGTCAGATACGGAGATAATGTGCGTATCAAGAACCCAAAGCAACCCGAACAAGATGGGTTGTATAAGGTGAAAGGGGTAACGTATTCAGGCGGTACATCGGGATTAAGACAAACAATTAAATTACACTACAAGATAGGATAATGGGAGATATTGCAACAGCTATACGAATGATAACGAACACACACCTTACGGATAAGGTGAGAATGTTTGATGCTGAGGTCAATAGCGTATCAATGACGGACAGAACGTGCGAAGTGACAATGATAGGCGGTAAGTCTGCCAATACCTTAACTGTCCGATTGATGGCATCTGCCGATGATGGGTTACTAATGAAGCCAACTATCGGAAGTACAATCGTGGTAATGATGTCGGAATACACCGCACCATTCGTGGCTAAGTATTCAGGAGTTGATAGTATCACGATGTTAGGAGGTGATTTAAAAGGACTTGTAAAGGTGGATGATTTAGTAACGCAATTGAATAACTTGGAAAATGACATTACTAATTTAAAGAACGCATTTACAAGTTGGGCAGTAGTACCAAGCGATGGAGGAGGAGCTTTAAAACTTGCGACAACGTCTTGGGCAGGTAGTCCTATCACTAACACACAAGCGTCAGATTTAGAGAACACAAACATAACACAAGGCTAATGCAACCACGATACGATATAGGAATAGACAAAGATTATATGAACTCCAACAATGATATATCTTGGAGTGAATCCGATATACAACATATTGAAGATACAATTGAACTTCGACAAGGTGAATGCAAAGAGTTTCCGAATGATGGAGTAAGTATTGGAATGTATCTCAATTCGCAAGGAATGGAAAGTGATGTCGCACGAAAAACTATTATAGAATTGCAACGAGATTTGTATATTTGCAACAATCCTTTAGTGAGTTATTCGGCTGATGGAACATTGATAATCAATCCAAATGTAACTATATGACGCAATTCATAGCCATATCAAATAGTACGATATATGATGTATGCTTAAACACATACGGCACGTTGAATTTATTAGGCAAATTAATGGATGACAATAATCACGAAGGAGTGAACACGAACCCAGTACAAGGGCAAGTATTCTTATTTGATGAGAACTTGGTTAATGTTCAAACCAATCAATCATTGGTACAAAATTATTCAATCACAGCAGGAGAAAATGAACTTAAATACGCAACCGCATAATGGGAATCAAAGAAGCAATCAAATCGGTAGTAACTAAACTTGAATCGGTGCAATGTACTAATCAAGATGGTAATGTTGTCGGTTTGAACGTGATGATATGGGCAGACCAACGAGATGAGCAACCAGATATGATTGTTTATGCAAAACCTGCTTGTTTTCTTGAGACGATATTATCAACAGGACTTCCGATAGGTAACAATGCGTTATCTTATGAGGTAACTTTTAGAGTTATGATAGAGCAAGAGCAATACAACTCTGAAGGTAATATTGACCTTGAATTATCATTACTTGATTTAAAAGATTCGGTGCATCGTGCATTACAAAACTTTAAACCATTGAATTGCTCACCGATGTATCAAAGCGGTCGTGAGTTAGATTATACGCAAAGCAATCGTTATTTGGTTGTGCTTGAATATTCATCGCATTTTGTAGACTTGATGAGTACTGAACTTGACCCTGCAATGGGTTACATTGTTGATACAATCGATGCGCCTATATTATCAATGGAAGAAGAAATATTTGTAGGCACTATTGATGATGATGTTGTACCAACTTATGCAGTTGCAGGTGGTGGTATTGTACCGATTTATAGCTATGGTCCATCCGTTTGGTATAATGACATTGGTTTGCCAAAAGTAGGTCAAGGAAAGAATGGAGATTATTATCTCAACGATACTAACGGAGATGTATACAACAAAGTTGACGGCACTTGGGTACTTGTAGCCAATATTAAAGGTCAAGATGGAGGTGGTGCAAGTGGAGGTTTGACAAACGTAGTTGTTACGCTTGGAATGATTGTCGGTGGCGAATTAACTGCCGAAGATGGTAAGTGTTATATCTTAGAAAATGGAACGCTTATTAGTGACATCAACTTTAATTTAGACCATCTAACTATCGAGAATAATACTTGTATGTTCATCAATCGAGATATAAGTTATGTAGTTAGTCTAAGTGGCTCAACGGCATATTACGCTGATGAAAGAATAGCGACAACAATATACAAGCAAGAAGATTGCGAGTTCAGATTTGCAAATGGTAAAATAAGAGTATTAAGAGGATAAAAAATATGAAAAAACTAATAACAATCATAGCAGTAAGTCTGCTCACAATCAACGCACAAGCACAATACGGAGGTGTTATTCGTGCGGTAAATAATAGCAATGTAATCGGTGAGATTCAACGAATCGGTGCATCAATGAAGGTACACGATACCGCATTGGTGAACATCCAAACGGCTATGAAGTTGAAGACAGATAGCATCTATACACGGCTTGGAAGCGGTGTTGGTGTATCATCTATTCCAAGTGCAACGCAAGATGTGTTGGTTAGTATTGAAAGTTACATTCAAAATATTGATGCGACATCGCTGAATTTAGTATCATTAAAACTAAAGACAGATAGCATCTACAAACGTATGTATCAAGATAGCATCAACCTTGCCAAGTTAGGTACAGGTGTTACTACCACATTGGATAGTGCTACGCAACGTAGTACAATAAAAGTAAGTGGACACGATAGTACTACGGATAGCAGACTTGGTGTTAAGTTATTGGTTAATCCAACCATCACTAACGATAGTAGTACATTAAGTAGAACAACTATCAAGGTAAGTAACTTCCCTGCAACACAAGCGGTAAGTGGAAGCGTTACGGCAACATTGGATAGTGCTACACAAAGAAGTACTATGAAGATTAGCAATTTTCCTGCTACACAAGCCGTAAGTGGTACATTTTGGCAAACAACACAACCTATAAGTGGAACTATAACTACAACGCCTCCATCTAATGCAAGTAGTAATATATCTCAGATAAATGGTATAACTCCATTAATGGGCAATGGGGTAACAGGTACAGGTTCACAACGAGTAACAATAGCATCAGATAATACAGCTTTTAGTGTAAATACAATACCATCGGCTACTGATTCGACCAAATATAGAGGTACAATACAAGTTAGCAACTTCCCTGCTACACAGCCTGTATCATTATCAGGTAATGTTAACACAACCATATCAGGTGTTGTTAAGAAAACATTAGGCACACAAGTAGTATCGGCAGATACAGGATTAGTTGTGAATGCGGTTATGCACGGCTTGTCAACAGGCGGTGGTGGTGGATATCACGATGTAAAAGTTAACCCATCAGGCGCATTAACGGTTGATGCTACTCAGTCAGGTACTTGGAATGTGAATAATGTAAGCGGTACTATATCACTTCCAACAGGTGCGTCAACTGAAAGTACATCAAGTGCTATTTATGCAGAAATTTTAGACCAAAGTACTAATTATTTGTCACCAAGTAAGTTGAAATTAGACAGCATATACACACGGCTTGGAACTGGAGTAACTGTCAATAGTCATCCTGTTACGTTCACAAGACTTAAATCATCAACAGATACGGTGGCAATATCAGGTAGCATAACCGCTACCGCAGGTGCAACAACTATCTTTGATTCAACTTATACGGCAGTTCAAATGGATACGGCAGGACTTGGCGCAAAGGCTAACTCGGCAACGGTTGGATGGCAATCAGATTCGGTTGGGTTGCGTCAACACAAGTGTACCGATGTAAAGATAGGAGTTAAGATAAGTATGGCAAACACCGCACCTGCAAATGATAAAGCGGTGTATGTGTATGTATACCCAATGTGGTATGATGGTAGTACTTGGTACTTTACATCAGGCGGTACAACAACTCTTCCATCAGGTGCAAATAGTACTTATACAATTGCATCACCTAATAACTTACGATTGCTTGGAGTGTTAAGTTACACTACTACAAATATGATATTACAAGACCAATTTGTACTAAGCAATGCTTTTGGTTCAACAATGCCTGATGCTTTTGGATTGGTAATTGTAGACTTTTCAGGTGCAGCTATTCATACAACAAATCATAGAATCTATTATTCACTCATAAACAAAGTACAACGATAATG